CTTGAAACAGGCTCGTATAAATATGAAGTTTACGATACCAATAGCACGGTTGCCGCTGCTTTGGCGGTCGTTGAAACGGGCTTGGCATTTATACAAACCGCAACGATAGGCTTCAACACCTACGCAAACACAATCACTTACAACACCTTCCTCGCATCCAGCGTGAGGGTATTCGATTCAACCTTTGACCAATCCTTCGCATGAGCGTACAAACACGAAGCGACCTCCAAGCGAGCGCCTTAACCATCACCAACGAAACCGCTGCCGGGGCGAACACCGCATCCCGTGTAGGCGGTCTATTCGATGACCTTGCTGACACCGCCACGCTTGACCGGGAACGGGGCTTTGCAAACCTTTACCTCGATACCAACACGGCTTTCACCCCAACGCAGGGTCAAAGAGTCAAGTTGACAAGTGCGATGAAATCAGGCGTTTTGTCAACCTACAACTTTTCAAGGACCACGACATCGCTGACCTACACCGGCACAACAGGGGCAACCCTTCGCATCGCTGCGTCCATGGTCTTGGCACAGGGCAACAACCACCAAATCAAGGTTTACATCGCCAAGAACGGCACAACGATTGACCAGTCAATGACTGACATCACAACGGCTCACACGAACGGCCATGCAATTTATACGGAGGCTTACGTTACGGGTGCGGTCAACGATGAGTTCACCATCTACGTCAACGCAATCGATAGCGGTACAAGTATCACGATTTCAGCCCTTTCATTTACCATCCACACGCTATGAGTAATAAATCTACTCAACACTTCACCCAATGGCTTGGGATAGAGCATAAGGTCCCCGTGATGCTGGAGAATCGCTCCGGCAAATACATCACCTACGGCTTTGCGAACGAATACCCCTACTACCTGCTGGACAACTATCGCAGGAGCAGCAAGCACAACGCTATCGTCAACGGCAAGGTCAACTACATCATGGGCGGTGGATGGCAGGCAGGGGATGACTTGACCGTAGAGCAACAAGCCCGGTTCATCAAGTTCTTTGACGGACTTTCCAGCACGGAGGACCTCAACGACATCACCGAGAAACTGGTCTTGGACTTAGAGATTTTCAACGGATTTGCGGTTGCGGTTACTTGGTCCAAGTTGGGAACCATCGCCAAGATGGAGCATGTTCCCTTTGAGAAAATCCGGGTGGACAAGGAAGAAAAGATGTTTCAGGTCGCTGACTGGTACAACGACGACATGATGCAGTTGTTCCCGAAGGTCGGGGACATCGAGAAGATTCCTGCATTCGACCCGGAGAATCGCCTCGGAAAGCAGTTGTTCTACTATCGGGTCTACGCAGCAGGCGTGAAGCACTATCCTCTCCCCGAATACATCGGAGGGAACGCTTGGATTGAGGCAGACGTGCAAGTGGCGAACTTCCACAACAACAACCTCCGCAACAACTTTTGGGGCGGTTACTTGATTAATTTCAACAACGGCATCCCGACCCCCGAAGAACAGGGCGACATCGAAAGGCAAATCAAACGCAAGTTTTCGGGAACCGACAACGCTGGTCGCTTTGTGGTTACGTTTAACGACGATGCAGCCAAGGCTCCGACGCTTGAACCGCTCACACCGAGCGACATGGACAAGCAGTTCGAGATTTTGAACAAGGCTATCCAACAAGAAATCTTTATCGCACACCGTGTAACGAATCCACAATTATTTGGGGTGAAAACCGAGGGCCAACTTGGTGGACGCAACGAATTAGTAGAGGCTTACGAACTATTCAAAGCAACCTACGTCAACGACCGGGTCCGCAAGGTGGAGCGGATGATTAATTACCTCGGCTCCTTCAATGGCGTGGAAGGGATGGAACTTATCCCTGTGGAACCCATCACGGAGCGACTAAGCGAACAAGCCCTGTTGCAGATAATGACCCAAGACGAACTGCGTGAGAAAGCAGGGCTGCAACCCTTGGAGAAACCTGCCGACGTGGTTGGCCCTAACCCCCAACCCGACGAGCAACCGCAAGCCGTGGAAGCATTGCAGAGCAATGACAACATCAAGAAACTATCGGGCCGTGAGTATCAAAACCTGATGCGTATTGTCAGGCAGTACATGCAGGAGAAAATCACGCTGGAGATGGCTCGGACCATGCTTTCGGCTGGATTCGGTCTGTCTGCTCAAGAGATTGACACGATGCTCGGAGTGCAGGCCCAAGAGTTCAGCGAACCGACTTGGGGCCAAGATGACGATGAAGATTACGGATGGGGCGAAGAAGAATTTAAGGTCTTGGAAGTGGTTGCAAGCAAGTTCGGATGCCATGCCGACGATTACCATGTGATGCACTCCAAGCCGATGCGGTTCGATACCAACATCGACGAAAATATACGGTTGGCCTTTGCCGAAATGGGCGAGGAAGAGAAAGAGTTGGACCTGAAGATTGAGGCGTATCGCAAGAAGAACCGGGAAGCCAGCGTTGAAGAAATGGCAAAGGAATTTGGGGTCAGCAAAGCCAAGGTCGCCAAGCGAGTCGCCTACTTGATTACCAAGGACCGCTACCCAATCAGCCGGGCCGTGGACAAGATAGCCGAGCAAAACCTTCCCAAGAATGTCAAGGAAGTTGCCGAGCCAGTCTTGGAAGTCCGCTACAAGTACGCATGGGCCACAGGATTCAGCAACAAGGACAAAGGCTCCAGCCGTGAGTTCTGCAAGGTGATGCTTGACTTGGCCGGGCAGGGCAAGGTCTACACACGGGACGACATTGACGGGATTTCTGCGATTATGGGCTACTCGGTTTGGAACAGGAGGGGCGGTTGGTATCACACGCCCAGCGGAGTGAATCGCCCCCAATGCAGGCACGTATGGGAGCAGCAGTTGGTAATCCGCAAAGGCAACAAAATTTCAAAAGCATGAAGGCACTATTCATAAGCGAAGAAACGCTGCTCGACAATAGCATCATCAACGAGAACGTATCCTACACGCAGATACGGCCTACGGTTGTCAAGGTGCAGGAGATGCGGATTCAGCCCATCGTTGGCTCTCCGTTGTACGGGGAATTGGTTACGCAGGTCGTCAGCGGTTCAACGTCTGCACTCAACCAAACGCTCTTGGAGGACTACATCCAGCCGGCCATGATTCAATGGCTTTACTACGAGTTGCCCATGGTCTTAGCGTTCAAGTACATGAACAAGGGGATGGTCCGTAGAACGAGCGAGGAAAGTTCCCAAATGAGCATGGAAGAAATTACCCGGCTGACCGATAAGGTCAAGAACGATGCCGAGTGGTACTCCGAGCGGATTACCCGGTACCTGATGGAAAACCGCAATTCATACCCATTGTGGAACTCGCCTCCGTCTGCTTTGGATACCATTTACCCGAACGCTACCAACTACCGAACCGGTATGGTCCTTGACCGCAACAGGCGAATGGGAATCAGCAACCTTGACTACCCCTATCCTTACGGTCAATTCGGGGCGTGTAATGACTGCTAACGATGGGCGCACACAAGAAGAACATACTGAAACTGCAAAACTATGTCTTGGATAAAAATCAAGCAAGCCCTGCTGGACCTTGCAAATGCTCACCCGCAAGTCAACTCGTTCGGGACGGGCGACCCTCTTGCGGTAGGCACGGACAACACCATCAACCTGCGAACCCCAAGCCGTGAGCGTATCGTCTATCCGCTCGTGTTTGCGGACGTTCAGTCTGCAAGTACTGACGCTGGTACTTTGGACTTGGTGGTTGGGGTATATTTTAGTGATAGAGTTGAGTCCATCAAGCCGATGGGCGGAGTGGTTTCGGGCAGCCCTACGCTGGGCTGGCAGGATAACGAGGACGAGGTCCTAAGCGACCAGTTACAGGTAGCACAGGACTTCATATCGTCGCTTACAAACGACCCAAGCGAGGACTGGACCCTATCATCCAGCGTGAGCCTTACGAGGTTTGTAGAGAGCCGGGATGACCGCACGGCAGGGTGGCAGGCGACGATGACCTTTGAGATTCCTTACTCTCACTCGGTTTGTGAAATTCCCACATAAAAGACATTTACAATTAAACGCTAAAAAATGCCTACACCCATATTGCAACAAATGCTCGGACAGGGCGGTACGATGGAGTTTATCAATGGAACCGTTACCGGGAAAAACTACGACTTCCTTGTAGTCAACACCGCTGCGACCTTCACAACTTTAACAGGAACTGGAAGTGAGAACCTGCTAACCGCTTACAACTTTTCGGGGGCTTCTATTTCCGCTGGCATCGTGATTTCAGGTCGCAATGGCGGCAAGATTACTGCCGTTACGCCTTCGGTGGGTTCGGTCATCGGTTTTACATTCCTGTAAGCAATGCTGATAGGTTACGGCTACGGCTATCCAACAAACCAACTGCTTGGCGGTGGCAATCCATTTTGGCTTGCCTTCAACCAACGTGCAGACGCTGACGGGGCTTTGCCTGCCGAGGCTGCGGTCAATGGATGCCTCCAAACCCGATTCCTCAACTCCTTCCAATCCTACGCTTTTTTCGTCTTTTATTCCAACTCTTGGCAGCCGTTTATGCAACGGGCGAACACCGACTCGGCTGACGCTGCGGAGGTTCGCTTCATCAACTGCCTCGAAGTCCGAATGTATAATCTTTTAAACGCATAG